TGCTTAGAGAAACTTTAAGGGTGGTGCAACCTGTTGGGAATAGCCGGTTGCCCGCCTGGTGAAGGTGACTAATCAGCTAAGCCAGGCTTCATCAGCCTTTGCGCACAGCTTCTCAATAAAGGCTTCAAGCTCTTCCCGAGTGCTGAACTCTTCGAGATACTCACCGTCTTCGTCATTGCAGAGGAAGACTTTGCCGTCTTCAACCCAAGGCGTGTGGTGGGTGAAGCCTTTGAGTTTGTAGGGTCGTTCAGTCATCGTGGTGGTGGGTAGGTGATTAGCGAGTAGGGCTAACGGGTCTAGGCGATACCAGCATCCGTGAGACGCTGTTCGAGAACTTCGATCCGCTCCATTGCTTCCTGCAGCGCCTTGACGGACTTCATATAAAGCACGGAGTAGTTCACCGACTTGGTAACGGTGCCAAGGTCGTTGCCGTCTTCGTCGCGGTCAGGGGATTCACTGACGAGACCAGGGGAGACAAGTTCGGCTTCCTGGGCGACAAGACCGATTTGGGTGTGGGTCTGACCTTCCTTGAAATTATAGTTGCGAACCTGAAGGGCTTTCAGGTCATCCCATTGGGAATTGGCATCAACGATGTTCTCCTTCAGTTTAATGTCGGAGATGGCGCCGTAGGCATTGTTGGTGTTGGCGACGTTCCCATTGCTTGTAACTTGAAATTCGGTAGTTCCTCCTGAGGTCATCGTCGTGGCTGCCGCTTGCAGGCGTATTGCTATAGAAGCTGCAGCAGTGGTAGCCGCTGTCCTGACTCGCAATGTTTCTGCGGTTGCAAAAACATCTGTACGGCCGTCATTAACAATCCTCATCCTCTCCGTCGGAGAAGACGCCCCATCCGCCGTAGTGCTGAACACTAGACGGCCAGGTTTGTCACCCGAACCCTGGGTTGCATCAGTTAAGCAAGCTATCTCGGCAGAGGGCTCATAAACAGAACCTGAGTTGCTATAGAACTTGATTCGCCCAAGTCCAGATCCGGCACCAAGTGCTGATGTGCTTGTTCTGCCGAGTGCCAGCTCTGCGCCACCTCCAGATGTCGCCTGAAGCAAGCCGTTTGTGCTGCCACTAAAGTCACTAGACGTGCCCACTAACAGCCTGCCGCTATTATCTAGCGTTGCCTTAGTGCTTCCGCCAATATCAAAATTAAGAACTGCGCTTGTGCCCCGAGCATCTATGTTTAACCCTGTGGAATCAGCATAAATTTCACCCGCCTTTGAGTTTGTGTTGTCATCTAATCGCAAGCAAGCAGTACCATCTCGTTGGATTTCAAGCCCGTCGCCGTTACTAAAGCCGGGACTCGTAGTGCCAATCCCTACGTTGCCTGAGCTATTAATCCGAACAGCGTCGCCCCCATTAACACCAAATGAGAGTGAATCACTACTATGGAAGTACCGTATTTGACCTTGAGTGTTGTTGCCGCTGTCGGCAAAGAAGATGTTTGAACTATCGGTTGCTCCTGCGTTGATTGTGATTCCAGCTGCGCCAGAGCTAGATACAACTAAGTTGTTACCTGAAGAGTTGAAACTGCCAGGGCTACTAGTCCCCACACCTACTTTGCCGTCGGACGTGACACGGAAGCGTTCTTCCCAAGTAATTGGATTGCCCGCTGTTCCCGCAGAGCTTGTGTTTGAATAAGACAAGAAACCATTGCCGCTAGCATTGTTAAAAAACAAACGCTGAGCGTGCTTGGAGGAACCAATAAAGTTTGCTCCGGTTCCAGTAAAGTTTGAGCCTAAGTAAAAACTATTAGAGTCTTGTGCGAGCGAACCAGTAGATCCAATCGACAAATTATTGTCAGGAGCACTTCTCTGGATTCCAACATTCCCACTGCTATTAACAAACAACCTCCCCTGGCCATTAGTGGCGAGGGCTAGTTGGTCCGCTCCAGGCGAATAAAGTCCGGTATTAACGTCACCAGTAAATGCAAGTGATGGCGCAGATTGGCTACCCAAAGGCATCAACAGCTGACTAAGCGGATAAATGCCGCTAGATGGAATCAAACCTAAATAACCCAGGCTGTTCCACGCCGTGCTGCCCGTGCCTAGCTTTGCCTTGCCCGTATCAGATTCAAACCCAAGCTCACCCGCCAACAGCGTCGGGTTTTCTGCAGTCCAGCTTGCAGCGGTATCGGTGCGCTGCTTTTGCAGTGCCGAAAGTGTGATGCTCATGCTGCTCCGGTCGGGATGATTAAATAATCTCGGGCAGGGGTTGCCGCTGCTCCACCTGCTTCAAGGATATACGTCCTTGCAGGGCTTGCCGGTGCTAACTCGCCATCAAATACAAGGTCGCCAGTGTCGATTGCATAGGTGACCAACTCAACGTCAACACCCCAGCGGCCAACAATCCCATCGGTAACGGTTGGCGCGCCTGCGTAGCGCCAGGCGTAATCACTAAGCAGTGGAATGGGCGGCGTTGCGTACCCACTCCACACTTCCGCAGACAGAAAGAAAATATCAAACGTGCCTTGGCGGTCTATGTAGTGCGCCTTAATCTCATCAACCTGCGCCTCAGTCAGGTTTGTGAAGCTCAGCGATAACGTCTGACCATCGCGCCGGTTGCCACGGCGGAAACCTGTTACCAAGCCAGACAGCGTGATCTGACTTGATTGCGGGATGTTGCCCGGTGAAAAGGTGCGGGCTGATGGGACTAGCGCGGGAAAAGTCATGGTCAGATCGGCACCGTTTCTAGTTCCACGCTGAGGTTGTATCGCAGCGGCGCACCGATCCCGACCTCAAATGGGCCGGCATAGCGCCATTGGTAGTCTGCCGCCGGTATTGGCACCGTTGCATAGCCAGACCAAACCTGAGCCGAGAGATCAAAAGCGATCAGGCTGCCTTGCTGTTCTTCGTAGTGATCAAGCAGCAGTTTGGCCTGAGCCTCAGTCAAATACTCAAAGGTTATGGTTAGCCGCTGACTGACGCGATCGCTGCCGGTTTTGAATCGCACCTGGCCACCGCTAGCACCTTCATGAACCAGCTGTGGATAGTCGCCGTAGGTCAATGCTCGGGTGCTTGGCTCTAGCGCTGGAAACGTTGCCATCAGATCACCTCAAACGTTCCGTTCACAACCTCATCACTAATTCTGGCGATGTTGCTGCCGTCAACGGGGAAGTGCATGGCGCTGATGGTGCTTGTGCCATCGCTTTCATGCTTGACGTTCGTTACCTGATACCACTCGGTTTCAGTACGGTTATCGCCTTTGCTGCTGATGCGCTGCCGGGTGACGCGAATGATCTGCGTTGGAATTAGTGCCGTAGTGAGCAGCGGCGTTGCAAAGCTGATGCTGTGCGTTGAGTACTTACGGCGCGCCAATTCATATTTGCCGTAGACCGTCGCATGAGCTGCGCTTGTGCAGAAGTCAGTCATATCAAACTGAACGGTCGGCGCATTGTTGTCGGTGGCTGCATAGCGAACGGTCGTTGTCCGCTGCATACCAATGATCGTCGGATCTGCTTCGCGCCATAGCAGCGACACATTGATTGCCCTGCGTTCGTCCGCATCGTCATACTGCTTGCTAAAGCTGCCAGGCAGAATGTTCGCCTCAGTAAAGGTCGCAGCAGGCGTCAGCGCCGTTACGTCTACTTGATTCGCCCCAGTAATGGGAAGCAACGGCTGCAAACTGTAGCGCCCATTGCTTGAGACAAAGGACAGCAGGAAAAACGGCGCAGTCTTGCTGATGTAGTCAATGATATTGACCGACTGATCAATCACACCATTGAAGAACAGCCCTGTGTTTGTGCAGAACGTCGCCAGCGCTTCAAGGTTACTTACGTCGATAGGCGCAGCAAGATCAGCAGTCGTCGCGCCACTGACTCGCTTAATTTGCGTGAACAGGTACATCGCCAAGTCCACGAACTGATTGCTTGCTCCGGTTCCGTAGCTGCCGCTGACTAAGCCGCCGCTGTAAAGGTCAACGCTGATACCATTTTGGTAGTAAGTGGAAATTTGCCGCGTAGTTGCGGGATAGGAACCTTGACTTGGCGGGTCGTAAATGTTGCCATCTATTTCAAGGAAAGTGATATCAGAAAAAACGGTGAAATCAGCCGAAACGGGCGGACTTGTGGGGTCCGCATACGGTGTCAAATGGATTTCATCTTGCACTCCATCCAACGTGGTATCAGTTGCGGGATTGGATAGGTTTGCCTGATTGTCAACAGTTCCAGAGGTGTAGCTATAAACAATCGGTCCGTTAGCCCCAAAATTGTCTGTCCAATAAGTAGCGCTTGGCGCAGTATATCCTGAGGCAGGAAGACGCTCAATCGTCCCAACAGCATTGCCCCCGACAAGAGTACCTCCCGAGATAACTCCATTTAGCACAAGGTTGAAGGCGCTTGGAGTTGTAATGCCTAGATAAGCGTTGACAGTGCTAGTCACATCAGCACCAGTTGCAGTATTCAAAAAGGTAATGTCCGCCCAATTGACGTTGATGATTGTATTTGTTGTGTCGCCAGATCCTCTTGTAATTGTATTTTTTTTCCAGTAATAGTTGACCCCATCAGGGGTAACCAGAACGCTTGCCCCTGTGCCGTTTAGCGGTGCCAAATACGAATAGCTATCAACGCCGCAGAAGACTTTGCCGCCGCTAATTGGGCAGGTGTTGGGCGATGATGCCAAGGCTGCGGCGCTGGCATAGTAATGCGTCAGGGAAATGCTTGAGGCGTCAGCCAGCAGCATTACCGAGCGTGTGCCAACCCACGTCGAAACCTTGGCGGGGCTGCTAACCATTTGTCCCTGTGAAATCACATATAGAAAACTTCCAACAAAATCATTCGATCCTGTTTTAATGAGCGCGGGTTGTACCCATGCGCCGCCAATGCCTGCGCTACGCTTGCAAAACACAACCGGCACTGTATCGCCAGCAGTGGCAACGGTCTGCTGCTTGCCTAAGTCAGTTTGCGGCTTTTTGCTTTTTGCTGGTGTCGCGTCATTGCGAACCGCAGTTGTGCCGACTTCTGCTTTTTGCTGCGGTTGCGCGGCAGGCTTAGGGCTGGCAATAGGGCTGCCAATACCACGCCCACTGCGAGGCAGGAAATCGTTAAGGGCAATGCCGCTTGTAGAACCAATGGCCATCAGTTTTGCCTCCGATATTTCGCCAATGCTTCGGCAAATTCAATAGGAGAAACCACAAAAGTCCCACCGTCAAAAAGGGTCACGCAACAATCACCCTGCAAACTTTCGCCGTCAGCCGTTTCGCAAACCACAACATCATCAACGATCTTCATGGTCACGCCCTCATGCGTCCCATGGTCGGCGCATGTGACCTTCAGATTGATGCCAATACATCGTTCGCTCATACGCCAATATTCCTGATCAGCATGTCTGCCGCAATTTTACGGGTTGGAACCTGCGGCTTCAATTTATTGATCGCTGGGTTGATGGTCCAGCTGACCGTTTCATCACTAACGCTCGCGCCTTCAATGCTGCCGATGTAGCGACTGATCAGCTGGGCGCTTGCCGCATGGAAAGCATCCTCACCAGCGTCTTGAATGTAAAGCGATGCGATGACAAGGTTGTCGGCTGCAATTGCTGCGTCGGTAACGTCCACAAGGTCACCAGTGGCCGCGGCTGTAATGCTCAAATCGTTAATGCTTGCGGCCAACGTGGAGCCAAACCCGTCAGCATCAAACGGCAGATAAACGTAGACGCCAGTCGCATTGGCATCAACACTAAGAGTCTGCGCTACTTGGTAGAAATTTTGCCACTGCCTGGTAGGCGTGCGATTGCCGGAACCATCGACCACACTTGTGCGGTCGGCGTAATACTCCAGAAAACACATGATGTCGTAATTGGCCATCAGGCGAGCCCCAGCTGAGTGCGCACGTTTCCATCGCGGCGGATCAGGTCAAGCGTTTGCTGCACACCAGCCCGAACTGCTGCCGTCATGTCTTGCGTGGTGACAAAATTCTGGCCGTTCATCTGAGTGACTGGCCCGGTCTGAATGTTCACGTTTGCATTTGCCGGAGCAACAAAGCCGCCCTCGGCAAAGCGTGGAATAACTCCAGGGCCGCGAACGCCTGACAAATAAGCTGCCGATGCTTTGCCCATCTTGGATGCAGGGATGATGTATTCAGGCTCTCCGCCTTCACCCACCATCGCCAATGTCGGCCCATTGACGACGCCACCCTCTGCAAACTGAGGAATCGAAACGTTTGGCAGGTTTGGAATTGTTGGAAGTCTGAGGCGCCTTAAGGCAGCATTGGCCGCATTGATGATGCGATTGATGCTGTTGACTACCCCATTGATTGCACCAGCAATGCCTTGCAGCATGCCATTAACAATGCCTCTAATAAACCCAATTGCGGTTTGAATTGGCGCCTTGATTGCCTCGCCAATCCTGTTGAAAATTTCGCCTAAACCTTGAAGCAATCCTCTGCCAAGATTAAGCACCGGATCAATAAAAGTGTTTTTGTACCACTTGGCGGCATCCATGAAAATCTGGCCGATCGCTTGGAACGCTTGCCCGATCTGATCGCGGAATGCGTAAATAGCGACACCAGCCGCAACAGCCAAGGCAATCCAGCCGACAGGGCCGGAGAACACGCCAATCAGGATCTTGCCTACAGTTGCAATGGCTGGACCGATTTGCGCAAAAACAGGCAACCAGCCCGCTATGGTTGCGCCAATCTTCAGGCCCGCAAGCAGCTTAAATCCTGCAAATATTGGAGTGAGAATTGGCCCAAGTATTAGCGCCGCAGTCGCTATGCCTCCAAATGCTATCGCAATGTTTTGTATTGGTTCTGGCAATTCCGCAAACTTTTCAATACCCGCAACCAAGGCTTCAAATGCAGGCAGCAATGCTTCAGTGATCCGCAACGCAAGATCACCGAATTTCTCCTGCATCGTTTCTAAACGATCGTTGAACGCTGCCGCCTTATCCGCAAAATCCTGCGTCAAGCTTGTGCCCATATTGCGCACAGCATCGCCGCCATTATTCAAAAGCGGAATCAACTCATCACCGAGTTTTGCGCCAAAAATGTCAGCTGCAAGCGCCGCTTTTTCTGGGCCATCTTGCATCGCCTTAAACCGATCGGCCACATCCAGCATGACCTCATCACTGGCGCGCAATTTGCCATTGGCGTCTGCAACCTGAATACCTAATTTGTTGAACGCATCGGCAGCTGGACCAGTGCCGCGCGTTTGCGCATCGTACATATTGCTAGCCAGTGTCTTGAAGCCTTTGCCTAACCCTTCGATGCTGGTGTCGCTTAGCTCTGCAACCTTGCGGAACTTATCAAGCGTCGGAGCTGCAACCCCTGTCCGTTGCGACATTTTGGACATTGCATCGGCAGCGTCCAAGTTGTCTTTGGCGAATTTGCCTATGGCTGCAACGCCAATCACAGGCAGCACGGCGCGCATTGCACCCAAGGCGCCAGCAGCTGCGCCCTTCAGGCGGCCCATTGCGGTTGCCGCTTTGTTTGATTGATTTGTGACGCCTTTAAGGCCGTTCTGAAGCCCGCCAATCTGCTGCAAGCCCGTGACATTGGCCCTGATCGTCAGGGCAGTTGTCATGTCAAGGGCCATGGCTACTTGCTGCGCTTGTTCATGCCTGCAACCACTGTAGCCTCGATGATCTGCAAGTCTGCAAGCGTGGTCACCGGGTCTTTTATCTGCAGCAAGTCAAACACCCACCGCACTGGTCCATAGTCCAATCCAACAACGCCGCCCGCACTTGTGCGCCATTGGGTTTGGACTCTTAGAAATACTGCGACCGCTGGCCAGGCATCAGGCAAAACCTCAAAATCCTTTGGCTTCTTTGATGGTGGCGGTTCAATACCCAAAACGGCTGCGTCTGTAGCCGTGTCGTCTACCTCCATGCCACCGAGCCAATGCTCAGCGGCCTCAGTTAGTTTTTTCTTTTTTCCTCAACCAAAGACTCGAAATAAGCTTCGATCAAAGCGCCAGCCAGCATCGGCACGTCAAGCAGCTGCGCTTTTGTGCCCTTAGTAAAAGGCACGGGCTCGCCATCGCCATCGACGATGCCATCCCAGCCGACCAGGATCTCATCGGCAATGCTTTGATCTGAAACGCCGTTTTCCAGATCCTC